TTTTTTCAGGAGAACAGGCATGAGCACGAATAATACCGCCATCAACTACGATCAGGCGATGGATGGTTACACTTGCTTCGATGGTGTGATCGCGCAGGGCAGCAACGCTCAGGCCGGCGCATTCCGCGTCCAGGGCCAGTACACGCGTGTGGTTGGTGGTGCGCTTAACTCAGGCGTCATCTTGCCATCAATCGGTACCGGCGAGGTCACAGCGGGAAAGTATTGCGTGATGAATGATGGACCGAACGCGATCAAGGTGTGGTGCGCGGCCGGCGAAAACCACAACGGTGGCTCTAATGCTGCACTTTCCATCCCGGCAGGCTCGACAGCAATTTTTTACCCGGTGCCAAACCACCACGGCGGCACGCTCAACTGGGTCAGCGCGGTCTTCACATAAGGAGAAGAAAGATGCCCCAGTTCCCGGCCGGCAAGACGGCGGACCAGATCAGCGCCGGCACCGCCGACGCAGTGGCGATGAACGCGGATGCGGCGATCATCACGACTAAGTCGCTGACGACCGCAGGTGCTTTCGGTTCCTACACCTTCACCGTCAACTGCTCGCAGCTCAAGCTGACCTCGATCCCAGTCGTGGAGATGGGCCTCGGCAGCAATAGCCAGGGCATTCCGATCATCACCACGATGACGGTCGCGGCAACGCAGGACGGGCCGGGGACGCTGACGATTGTCATCGTCAATGCGCACGCCACGCTCGCCCTCAACGGCACGCTGCTGCTGTACGTGCTGCTGATCAACTGAAAACTCTCAGATCAACTAACAGAAGGAGCATCCAATGTCGGATGAGAATGCAAGCGTGCTTGAGCGTAAGACACCGCCGCAGGGCGGGCCGATCGACGAGTACATCTACCTGCCCAGCCCCGGTGATCCGCAGCACACCACGATTGGCGGCGAGGTGCAGAACAATCAGGTGGTGGGCGGCTTCACGTTCATCGCCAACGTGCCGCAGAAGCTGCCGCGCAAGTCGAGCACCACGATGTGTCTGGTGCGCCAGGAGCGCGAGCTGAGCGACGGCCAGATCGTCAGTCGCTCGATTGAGAAGCGGGTGCCGATCTACGAGCTGCTGCGCTACAACCCGAGCTTCATGGTCAATGGCGTGCCGCCGCTGCCGCGCGGCGGCATCATGGCCAAGCTGCCGACTGATCCCGATCAGTACCGCGGCTATTGCATCGGCTGGATGCGCGAGGCCAAGGACGCGCCTTCCATCCAGGCGCGCTGGGACGGCGAGGAGATGTTGCGCGAGCGCCTCGGCGTCAACGCCAGCGACCTCGCGTTCATCGTGCCGTTCATGCAGGGCCGGCTGCTCGACCTGGGCGGCGCCAGGACCGTGCTGGCAATGCCGATGTAGATCATGGCGTCCCTGCGCACGGCCAACGATTTGATCCTGGAGGCACTGGCCAATCTTGGCGTGCTCGCAGCGGGGCAGCCGATCGATCCCGAGGACTATTCGTATGTCGAGGAGAAGATCGACGCCGTGTTCCGCAAGGTCGATGCCCTGGAGATCGTGTCGCTCCCCGATCCCACGCAGGTCGGGTTGAATGTCGCATTCATTCCCTCGGCGTACTTTTCTGACCTCGCCGACATCCTCGCGGGTGAGTGTGCGACCAAGTTTGGCGAGACGCCGGATGTCTATCAGATGCTGATCATGCGCGGTCTCGGTGGCGTGCAGGGCATCGATGTCGGATTCGGTGCTGCCGCCAAATCCCTGCGCGCGATTGTGCGCGGCAAGCCGACCGGCGAGGTCGTCAGAGTAGAGTATTTCTGATGGGGACCAAGCGGCCCAGCACCATCCCTTTTCCGTTGTCGAGCTTTCCCGGCGGTAACCCGCAGGAGGGTTCCGGCCGCCTGATCAACTGTTGTGCCGAGCCGCTCGGCGAGGGCGATGCGCCTTCTGGGCCCTCGGCCCGTGTCTGGAGGCGCCAGCCCGGGCTCTCGCAATTCAACCTGCAGCCGACTGGTCAGAGCGGTTACCGTGGTGGCCTGCAGGTTACTGGGCTCTCGTATGAGATATGGGAGAACAACGCCTCGACCCTGGACATGGGCGGCAACTACGCCAGCTTGGGCAGCCTCCCCGGCGACAAGCCGGTCACCATCGCCCGCAATCAGGCGCTGATTCCCGATGTGGTCGTCGTCGATCCAGACAACGGCGCCTACGTGCTTTCGACCGCGACGCTGACCACTGCCACCGCCAGTGCGACCATCACCGGCACCGCGCTCAACAACGGCGATCAGGTCAATCTGTTCATCCAGAACATCGGCGAGAGCGGGTTCCCGATCTCGGTCGTCTACACGCTCGGTGCCGGCGAGACCACGGCCTCGATCGCAACTGCGCTCACCAACCTGATCAACTCCAACACGGTGCTGGCGGCCGCCGGCCTCACCGCAACCGCAGTTGGCAACATCATTCACATCAATCATCCCGGCAATATCGGCAACTCCACCATCCTGTCGTTCTCGACGCTCGGCACCGGCAACGAAGGTGCTACCTTCATTCCGGCCAGCGGCCAGCTCGCGGGTGGCAACGGCACTCCCGGCATTCTGTTTTCAGGAACACCGCTCCCGTACAACGGCCTTGGCGCCTTGCCGCAGCCGGACAGCGTCTGCTTTCAGGACGGGTACTTTTTCTTCACCACCGCAGGAGGCCAGTGCTGGGCATCGCAGCTCAACAGCCTCACCATGAACGGTCTCTCGTTCATCAATGTCGTGAGCAAGTCGGACGTCCTGCTGCTGCGCTGCATTCCGTTCGTCGGTCAACTGTGGCTGTTCACCACCGGGAATTGCGAGATATGGCAAGACACGGCCCAGCCCTATCCGGGGTTCCCATACTCGAGACTTCTGCCGATCGAGTACGGCCTCGTGCAGGCCTCGGCGATCGCAGGCTGGGAGACGGGCTTTGCCGAGCTGTGCTGGGTGGCGCAGGATTTTGGCGTGTGGTGGACAAGCGGCTCGCCGACGCCGCAGAAGGTATCGCCGCCCGATCTCGACCGTCTGATCGAGACCGAGGTGCGCGCCGGCAATCGGATCGAGGCCGGCTGCTATATCTTTGCCGGAAAGAAATTCTGGACGCTTAGCTCGCCCAATTGGACCTGGGAATTGAATTTGCTCACCAAGAAGTGGAACGAGCGCACCAGCCTCAACCCGATGCTGGGAACGCAGGCGCGCTGGCGCGCGACCGGCGGTCACCCGGCATTCAACAAGTGGCTGGTCGGTGATCAGCAATCCGGCAACATCCTCTGGATCGACCGCTCGAACTACACCGAGAACGGCATCGAGCAGCTCATGCGCCTGGAGAGCGGGCCGGTGCGCGATTTTCCCAATTTCATTCGGATTGCTCGCGCTGATTTCGACTACGACATGGGCACCGGCATCTACCAGGGCATCGCCTCATCGCCAGTGCTGGGAGCTGCGGCCGGCAGCGGTGGCGTGATCGTGCTCAACCTGCAGACCACCGCCAACATGGCCATGGGCGATGTGGTGCAGGTGAGCGGCGTCACCGGCACCACCGAGGCCAACAGCGTGTGGCAGATGACCTTGATCGATGCCACGCACATCAGCCTCAACGGCTCGACGTTTGTTCACACCTACACGGGTGGCGGCACTGTGGTCGACCAGACGCCGCCCGCTGATGCGGTCAACCCGGTGTGTGCGATCTCGCTGTCGAAGGACGGCGGCTTCAAGTGGGACGTGCCGTCGCTGCGCAACCTGGGGGTGTTTGGCCGGGTCAAGCGGCAGCGGGCCTCGGTCAAGAACAGGGGTCTGTCGGGGCCGCAGGGCTGTCGCTGGCGCATTGATGTGACGGCGCCGGTCTACACCGGCTTCCTTGGTGGCACGCAATCGAGCGACCCGCGTGACGTGGGTGCCTGATGCCGGCATCGCAGTATCCGCTTCCGCATGTCGATCAGCCCTGGATCGACACGGCGACCGGCAAGCCGACACAGCCGTTCTATCAGTTCCTCAGTAACTCATTCCCGCGTGGCGTTGATGTGCTGGCGAGCGTGCTGCGGCTGACTCCGCAGCGCTTCAACCAGTTGCCGGCCAAGCCGGTGGAGGGGATGGTGGCATCGGTGATCGACGGCAGCACCAACACCTGGGGCGCGCGCTTGTCGGGCAGCGGCGGCTTCCACGTGCTGGCGTATTTTGACGGCTTCGAGTGGACGGTGGCAGGTAAGTAATGGCCTCCTGGTTCGACACCCTGTTTGCGCCGTTCGA